CAGCCTTCCTTAGCAACTGGTAGCGGTGAACATCCCAGCAATCATCAGAGCCGGTGACACGGTGAAGTGGCGGGATGATGCCAGCGTGGATGCGTTCGGCAATGCCGTCAGCAGCGGCACATGGGCGCTGACCTATTACCTGCGCACCAATACCGCAAGCGAAGGCGCCACGGCGGTTGGCACGGCGTATGGCCAAGGATGGGAGTTCACGATTGCCGCGGCCACCAGCGCCGGCTTTGATGCTGGGCAGTGGTATTGGCAGGCGATCGCCACTGCTGGCAGCGAGAAGCTGACCCTCGGCGCCGGGCAGCTTGAGGTGCAAGCGGCGCTGCAGTATGCCGGCAGTCCTGGCGCCTACGACGGCCGCACGCAAGCGCAGCAGGACCTTGATGCCGTGCAGGCCGCCATCCGCGCGATGGTGTCAGGCGGTGCCGTTGCTGAATACACGATCGGCAGCAGGCGGCTGAAGAAGCTGGCCATTGCCGATCTGCTGCAGCTTGAGGCCAAGCTCAAGGCCGAGGTCAAGCGTGAGCAGGCAGCGCAACTGGCCGCCAATGGCCTAGGTAATCCCCACAACCTATTCGTGAGGTTCGGCTGATGGCCAAGAAGCGTAAGCAGCAGCCGGCACCTGCAACCCCTCGGCGGCGCATGTACCAGGGCGCTCAGTTCAGCCGACTGACAGCTGATTGGGTCACCAGCAACACCAGTGCCGACAGCGAGGTTTACGGCTCAGCGCAGAAACTGCGCGACCGTGCGCGCCAGCTGTGCCGAGACAATGACTACGCACGGCAGGCGCTGCGCGCGATTGAGGGCAATGTGATCGGGCAGGGCATTCCCTTCCAGTCGCAGGTGCGAATGCAGCGCGGCGGGCGACTAGACACGGGCATCAATGATGCGATTGAGCTGGCATGGCGCGAATGGTCGCAGGCGCGGTATTGCCACACCGGCGGCAAACTGAGCTTTGCGGACATCGAGAGGCTGGCCATTCGTGCCTGCGCCGAGAGCGGCGAGGTATTTGTGCGCATGGTGCGTCAGAGCTTCGGCGGCGGCGCAATTCCGCTGGCGCTTGAGGTGCTCGAGGCTGACTTGCTTGACGATGGCCTGAATGGCCGCAGCCAACAGGGCAATGAGATTCGCATGGGCGTGGAGGTTGACGGCTGGGGACGGCCGATCGCGTATCACTTCCTGGCCTATCACCCTGGCGATTATCAGTTCAGCAATCAGCAGATCAGCACGCAGCGCCACAAGCGCATCCCGGCCGAGGAGATCATTCACCTTTACCGCGCCGAGCGCCCCGGTCAAACGCGTGGGGTGACATGGTTCGCCAGCGCAATCCAGCGACTGCATCACCTAGCCGGCTATGAGCAGGCCGAGGTCGTGCGCGCACGAGCTAGCTCGGCGCTGATGGGCTTCATCACCAGCCCTGAAGGCGAGCTGATTGGCGATGACGTAATGGACGGCGAGCGCGTCAGCAACTTTGAGCCCGGCGTGTTCAAGTATCTCAATCCCGGCGAGTCCGTCACGGTGCCGAGCTTGGACAGCCCCGATGGGCAGTTTGAGCCATTCCTGCGCGCGATGCTGCGCGCCATGGCTGCCGGCATTGGCTGCAGCTACGAGACGATCTCGCGCGATTTTAGTCAGACCAATTACAGCAGCAGCAGGCTGAGCCTGCTTGAGGATCGCGACCACTGGCGCATCTTGCAGTCGTGGATGATTGAGAACTTCCACCGCCGCATCTTCAGCGAGTGGCTTGATCTGGCGGTGCTCAGCAATGCGCTATCACTGCCCGGCTACGAGCTGGCACCTGAGCGGTTCAAGGCTGCCCGGTGGATGCCGCGCGGCTGGGCGTGGGTTGACCCGGCAAAAGAGGTGCAGGCATACAAAGAAGCGGTGCGGTGCGGGTTTAAGACCCTTGGCGAGGTGGTTGCGGAGCAGGGCGGTGATCTTGATGAGCTGCTGCTGGCGCGGCAGGCCGAGCTGGCGATGCTCGATCAAATGGGCATTGTTGTGGACAGTGACCCAACGCAGGTAACCGGGGCCGGCCAACAGCAGATGCAGCTGTTCCCTGAAACGCAACCACCTACGGAGGAGCCTGCTTAATGGCCAACGTCAACGGCACTGAGATTGACCTGATGCCAACCGCTGGAATGCGCGAGGAGGCTGAGCGCTACCGCGCGTGGAAAGCGGATGGCGAGCAGGGCGGCACTGATGTTGCAGCCACAAGGGCATCGCAAATCCTGAGCGGTGATGAGCTCTCGCCTGAGGCTGTCATCACCATGGCGGCGTGGTTCGCGCGCCATGAGGTAGACAAGCAAGGGCAGGGCTTTAGCCAAGGCGAAGACGGCTATCCATCACCAGGCCGTGTGGCATGGGCAGCATGGGGCGGCGATGCCGGGCAGAGTTGGTCTACATCTAAAGCGGATAGGATCAAGGCATTACAAGATCGAACGATGGAACTTGCCCGGCCATATCCCAATGAACATGCCGCAAGGTTGGCCGATCCCGACCAATACGATGAGCTGCGCCGCGTCAATGGCGAAGGCGGCGAGGGCGTCGATTTCATCTATGGCATCAAGGATGGCCAGTCCGAGATTCAGGCCGTGCGATTTGATGCTGCGCGATTCAGCGCTGATGAGGCACGGCAATGGCTCAGCGATCACGACATGAGCGCAATCCTGTTTGAAGTGGCGACTGGCGAGCGGATGCAACGCTCAGAGCCAGTGGCATTTACGCGCGCGGCGCAGATCGCAGAAGATGATCGGACACTTGAGTTCCCATTTTCCAGTGAGTATCCGGTAGCGCGTTACTTTGGCAATGAGATCCTGAGTCACCGGTCAGAGGCAGTTGACCTTAGTCGTCTTAATGATGGCGCCCCGCTGCTGTTTAACCATGATCCTGACAAGCTGATCGGCGTGGTTGAACGTGCATGGGTTGACGAAGGCCTGAAGCGTGGATACGCGCGCGTGCGCATGAGCCGCAATCCGTTTGCGCAGGAGGTGATGAATGACGTTCGCGATGGCGTACTGCGCAACGTCAGCTTTGGCTATGCCATCAATGATATGGAGCAACGCGGCGAAGATTTCATTGTCACTCGTTGGAGCGCGCATGAACTCTCGCTAGTTTCAATACCTGCTGACCCTACAATTGGCGTAGGGCGTTCAATGGATGCTCAGATCGCGGCCCAAGCCGCATCAATTGTCCCACCTTCTACCGACATGGAAGACACCACCGATCTGATGGCGGTGCGGGCTGAAGCGGCTCAAGAGGCTGCCAAGGCTGAGCGCGCCCGTATTTCTGGCATTACCGCAATCACTGAGAAGCACGGCATGGCCGACCTTGGCCGGCAGCTGATTGAGTCCGGCCGCAGCCTTGATGAGGCCCGCGCCGCTGTGCTTGATCAGCTTGGCGCCAAGGCGCAGCCTGTATCTGAGACTGCCGGCGACATTGGCCTGACCGCCAAAGAAACCCGCGAGTTCAGTTTCCAGCGCGCGATCAACGCACTGGCCAACCCTGGCGACCGCAAGCTGCAGGAGGCCGCCGCCTTTGAGCGCGAGTGCTCCGAGGCCGCCGCTCAGCGCGCTGGCAAGGTGGCACAGGGCATCATGGTGCCCAGCGAGGTGCTGCGTCGTGATCTGACTGTCGGCACCGCTTCTGCGGCTGGCGATCTGGTCGGCGTTGATTTCCGCCCCGGCAGTTTCATCGAGCTGCTGCGCAACCGCTCGGCACTGTCTGGCCTTGGCGTTACCTCGCTGACTGGACTGTCCGGCAACGTGGCAATCCCCCGGCAAACCGGTGCGGCAACCGCCTACTGGGTGGCTGAGTCTGGCTCGCCTACCGAAAGCCAGCAGACCGTCGATCAGGTCAACCTGTCGCCCAAGACCGTAGGCGCTTACACCGATTACAGCCGTCGGCTGATGCTGCAGGCCAGCATCGATGTTGAGCAGATGATCCGCCAGGATCTTGCCACCGTGCTGGCGCTTGAGATTGATCGCGTGGGCCTGTACGGCCTGGGCAATACCAATCAGCCGCTCGGCATCAAGCTGACCACCGGCATCAATACCGAGGACTTCGGCGCTGCCACTCCGACCTACGCGGAAGTGGTGAGCATGGAATCCAAGATCGCCGCGGACAACGCCGACATCGGCGCCATGGCTTATCTGATGAATGCCACCATGCGCGGCAATCTGAAGACCAAGGATAAGGGCACTGATACTGGCGCCTATGTCTACGAGCCCGGCGGCACCGTCAACGGCTACAACGCCGTCGTCTCCAATCAAGTGGAGTCGGGCGATGTGTTCTTTGCCGTGTGGTCGCAGCTGATCATGGCGATGTGGAGCGGACTGGATCTGACTGTGGATCCGTATACCCACAGCACCAGCGGCACCATCCGCGTTGTGGCCCTGCAGGATGTGGATTTTGCGGTCCGTCATCCTGAAGGCTTCTGCCGCGGCAACAACACCCTCTGATGTTGATCCAGATCCTTAAAGACACGTCCATCAAAGGCGTGGCCGTTAAGGCAGGGCAGGTGGTTGATGCCGAGCAATCGGACGCCACCACCCTGATCAATATGGGCAAAGCGCAGCCGGCTCCGATCGTGGAGCCGGCCCCGGCTATATGCCCGCAGCCTTACCGCAAACCATCACGCAAGAGGAGCAATGGCAATCTTTCAACAGACGCTGGATAAGATCCAGCACTTCACGCTTCTGGCAACAACTACCATCACCGGCACCGGCAACCAAACCGGCGTAGATCTTCTGGACTATGACGGCGATGTGCAGATCATCCTAGCCGGCACTGCCGCCGGGTCTGGCGCTGATCTGACGTTCCGCATTGAGGAGTCTGCCGACAACAGCACCTATACCGCTGTGACCGGCGGCACCTTCACTGCCATCGGCAACGCTGCCTACAAAGAAGTGAAGACTCTCAACCGCGATGAGCTCAAGCGTTACATCCGTCTGAGCTGTACAGCTGAGACTGGCACCGCTTCGAGTGCTGTTACCTGCTTCGGCTTTGGCCTGAAGAAGTACGGCTGAGTTGTTTGATCGTGGCCCCGGCTTATGCTGGGGCCTTTTCTAAACTGAAGGCAACTGCTAATTCATCATGGCTATCGCCAGCATTCCGAGCATTACATTTACGCGGCCGGCCAATACGACGGCATACACAGCTGGCGATGTGATTGGCAGTGCAACAAGCGCTATCCATGAACTGACCGGCGCGGCAAGCTCGTCATCATTTGTTTTTGTCCAATCCATCCAGCTGCTGATTAACAATACGGCTGTACCTTCCGGCATGGCTGGTTTCCGCGTGCATTTGTATTCTTCAGCTCCTACGGCAATTCTTGATAATGCCGCTTATACCTTTACGACAAGTGATTTAGCGGCTTGGCAGGATAGCTATGAACTTGGCACGCCTGCAGTGCGGGGCTCAATGCTGCGCGTGCAAGCTTACTATCAAGGCGGCATCATGAAACTGCAGCCTGCGTCATCAAGCTTATATGCCGTGCTGGAGACTCTGGGCGCCTATACGCCAGCCAGCGGGACTGCTTATACATTGCGCGTCAAGGTGCTTGAGGCTGGGTTCTGATGATCGGGTCGCCAGTCTTTCGCTATGCGTTAACGCCAGGCTGGGCCAATAACAGCCTGTGGCGCGCTGCGCGTGCAGTGCCCAGCCTTGACCTGCGGTTTGCGGAGAGCAAGTCGTTAGTTGACGCCACTACGGGGCAGAGCCTGGTGACGTTAACCCGCGCCAGCAGCGGCACCTACGTCGGCAGCGACGGGTTGATCAAGACGGCAACGACGAACGAAGCGCGCTTCGACCACAACCCCACGACCGGCGAAAGCCTAGGGCTGCTGGTGGAGGAGCAGAGGACGAATTTGCTGCTAAACAGCGCGACCCTCTCAACTCAGTCAGTCACTGTTGCTGCCGTTGCTCATACGTTGTCTTTCTATGGAACCGGGACTGTCACACTATCTGGAGTAAGCACAGCTGGACCGGCAGTAGGGAGTGGGGCTTATCCAACTCGGACAACTCTGACATTTACACCCACTGCAGGCTCGCTGACGCTGACTGTTACAGGCTCTGTCACCAGCGCCCAACTAGAAGCCGGCGCCTTCCCCACCAGCTACATCCCCACCACCACCGCCACGGTCACCCGCAGTGCGGACGTGGCAAGTATCACCGGGGCAAACTTTTCTAGTTGGTACAATGCAGATCAAGGCACATTTGCGTTTGATGCCAAAAGCATCGGAGCTGGTGGAGCGGGTGTGATTGGGATTGGAGCTGGCACAGGAGCGCTTTACAAAGGCTACACAGGCGTAACCAGGAACATGGAATGGTGGAATGGCACTAGTGTTATGAGCACGAGTAACTCCATTGATTGGAGCGTCCAAGCAAAGGGGGCCGGTGCTTACGCATCTGCTGAACGTGCAATCTCATTAAATGGAGGTGCAGTTACAACCAGTGCGACTGGATTGCCGAACGGTAACTCAATGCGTGTAGGTGCGACCTATAACGGCAGTGGATCACTCAATGGGACAGTCAACCGCATCACCTACTGGCCAACTCGCCTTGCTGACGGCACCCTCCGGACCATTACGCAGCCATGACCCGATACCTACGCTTCCCCGACGAGTCAGCCGGCACGGCTGCTCTGGATGCTGCTGGGCTGCTGGATGCTGACGGCAACCCCATTGTCGCCAGCCACACGCACGCGTTGGATGTGATCGGCCCCATCTACGAAGGCGGCGTCTACGACCCCGACACTGGCGAAGTCATCACCCCGCCCACGTTGCTGCCGGGCTGGCACGTCAACTACATCGGTGAGCTGCCGGATGGGTGGGATGCCTACGAGGTGACGCCGGTGACGCCGGTGCGGGTGTTTGCATCATGATCACCGAAGACCTGTCGCTGTTCCTGCAAGACTTCGGCGTCAGCTGCACCGCTGGAGCGGTCACAGCTCTGGGGATCCTCGACATGCCTAGCCAGGTATTGGCAGGTGACATGGTACTGAGCACTGACTACACGTTGACTGCCAAGGCGTCAGATTTTGGCAGTTTGAAATACGGCGACGCGATCACTGTTGCAGGCACTGCCTATACGGTGCGCGAAACGCAGTACATTGACGATGGAGCAATGGTGCAGCTAGGACTGCAAAAGACATGAGCGCACCGATCCGCAGCAATCCTCGCGCGGCATGGACTGCCGGCAACCCGGTTTTGCTTGCTGGAGAATTTGGGCGCGAATCCGACACAGGCAATATCAAAATTGGCAATGGCGCCCAGCCGTGGAATCAACTGCCGTACCACGGCTGCCCTGGCTACTGGGGCAGCTTCTGGGATTCCACATCGCAGTATGTGGCGACGATCGACACTCCAACTGCGATCTTTCTGAGATCTGGAGATCTGGCCAACTATGGCGTTGCCATTGCATCCAATAACCGCATCGCAGTCCTCTATCCGGGCATTTACAGCATCACCTTTTCGATACAGTTCAGCAACAGTGACGTTCAAATCCACGACGCCGATGTATGGCTGCGTAAGAACGACAGCGGCACTGCAGGCGATATAGCCAATTCAAACAGTCGCTTTAGCATTATTGCCAGCCATGGCGGCGTGCATGGCAACGTGATCGGCACCGTCAACTTTGCGATGGAACTAGCCGCCAATGATTACATTGAGCTGATGTGGGCCGCCACAAATACCAATGTCTATATCCATGCTGAGAGCGCAGGCGCGTCTAGCCCAAGCATTCCAGGCATTATTTGCACTGTGACTCAAGTTGCCAGCGCTTAAGCCATGACCACAATCCGAGAATCCATCATTGCCGGCGTCCGCACGGCGCTAACTGGTACGACCGGCGTCAGCTCGCGCATCTACCGCAGCCGCGTGGAACCGCTTGCGCGTGCCGAAAGCCCGGCGATTGTGGTCGAGCCAATCTCAGATCAGGCCAATACTGATGTGAGCTTCTGTAAAACCGACTGGACGCTGACGGTGCGGATTGCGGTCATTGTGCGCGGCGCGATTCCTGATCAGCAGGCGGATTCAATCGTTCAAGACTTGCACGCCAAGGTGATGGCGGATCAGACCATTGGCGGCTATGCCATGAGCATTGAACCACGCGGCGTGCAGTTCGACATGGTGGAGGCTGATCAACCTGGCGGCGTCATCAGCTGCGACTACTTGATTCGATATCGCACGGCTGTAGCTAATCTGGCATCAAACTGACCGCAGCTACGATGTTGGATGAATACAACGGACAGGGTGGCTCTTACATCCTGGACGAATCCGGCGTAAGGCGCCCAGTCGAGCCGGCCACTACCAGCCCAGAGGCATCTGACAATGGCACTGCTGACGCGCAAGCAACTGATCCTGGTAAAGGCAGAAAGCACCTACGGAACTGACTCAAGCCCAGCTGGCACCGACGCTCTGCTGGTCCGCTCGATTGATGTCACCCCGCTTGAGGCTGAGGTTGTCAGCCGCGACCTGATCCGCCCCTATCTGGGCAACAGCGATCAGCTGCTGGCGAATACGCGGGTGATGATGAGCTTCCAGGTGGAGCTGGCTGGTTCGGGCACGGCTGCGACAGCGCCGCGTTTTGGCAGCCTACTGAAGGCGTGCGGTATGGCCGAGACCACTACCAGCTCGGCTGTGACCGGCACCGCGCAGGCCGGCTCCGCTGGGAGCATCACGCTGGCAGCGGGCGCCAGTTCTACCGATGATGCCTACGTCGGCATGGTGATCAGCCTGACCGGCGGCACCGGCTCTGGCAGCAGCGGGATCATTACCGACTATGTGGGCAGCACGAAGGTTGCCACTGTGCAGAAGACCACAGCGGCGTTCACGCCTGATGGCACTAGCACCTACAGCATTGCCGCCAATGTGGGCTACAAGCCCGTAAGTAGCAGCTTCTCCAGCGCCACCATTTACTTCAACAATGATGGCGTGCTGCACAAGGCCACCGGCTGTCGCGGCACGTTCTCGCTAAATGTGGAAGTCGGCGGCATTCCGACCATCGACTTCGAGTTCACCGGCATCTATAACGCTGTCACTGATACTGCGGCACCTACCACCACCTATAGCGCGCAAGCAACGCCGCTGATCTTCAAGGCGGGCAACAGTAGCACATTCAGCTTCCTTGGCCATTCCGGCTGTCTACAGTCGCTCAGCTTGGAGATGGCCAATGAGATTGTCTACCGCGAGCTGGTTGGCTGCGATAAGGAGGTGATGATCACTAACCGGGCGCCTGCCGGTGAGTGCATGATTGAGGCCGTGCCAGTTGCCACAAAGGACTATTGGACCATTGCCAACGATGACACCACTGGTCTGCTAACGCTGCTGCATGGCACCACAGCAGGCAATCGCGTCACGCTCGTGGCGCCTAAGGTTGACATCAGCAACCCATCCTACGATGATATGGATGGCGTTCAAATGCTGAACTTGCCGTATGTGGCAATTCCGACTAGCGCCGGCAATGATGAAGTTGTTCTGACCTTTACCTGATCCTGCATGGCATTTGTCCTCAAGCAGTCAGCCACCTATTTGTGGCCTGTCACATTGCGCCTGCCAGTCGATGGTGGGCGCTATGAGAAGCAGACTTTTGATGCGCAATTCCGGCGGCTGTCGCAATCACGTATCAATGAAATCCAAGATCTGGTTAGAGCGAAGCAGCGCGGCGATGATGTCGATCTGACAGATCAGTCTGTGGCTGATGAGGTACTTGCTGGGTGGGCCGGCGTGCAGGATGACGACGGCGAAGATGTGCCGTATAGCGAAGCGGCAAAAGCTGAAATGCTTGGCATTGCATCTGTCGCCTCTAGTATTGTCGTCGCTTACTTTGAGAGCGTTACTGGCAACAAAGTAAAAAACTGAAAGACGCCGCCAGGCATTGGGTGCAGGGCGGCGTGATTGACAAAACAGCAGATGACGCCGCAGTGCTTGGGATTGTCGGATTTGAACCCGACCGTCCCGTGCATTTTGAGGTTGAGCCTGATGCGTGGCCAGCAGTGGCGATGTTTTTAGATTGCCAAACGCAATGGCGCGCTGGCGCAAATGGCGTGATTGGGCTTGATTACACTGCAGTTGCTTGGCTGTTTAGACTGCGTTCAGTGGTTGACGAGTCTGCAATGCTTAATGACTTGCAGATCATTGAAGGCGAAATCCTGCTGGCATTAAGCGAGAAGCAATCATGAACCTTGATGCCGTCCTCAGAGTCAAAGCTGACGTTCAAGGTCAAGGCGAAATTGACGGCCTCAGCCGCAGCTTTGACAAGCTGAATAAACAAGCTGCAGCCACCGGCGCAGGGCTCGGGAGGATGGGCCAGGCCGCCAAGGGCGTTGGCGGGCTAATGAGTACGCTGTTGCCGGTTGGCGCGATTGCAGGATTGACGGCATTTGCCAGCAAGTCAATCAATGCCGCCGACAACCTCAATGACCTTAGCCAGCGCACCGGCGTTGCGGTTGAATCATTGAGCCGATTCGGCGCTGCCGCTGCCGATAGTGGCAGCAGCATTGAAGGCGTCGCCAAAGGCATGGGGCAACTGGCTAAGCGTGTTGCCGACACAGGCAAATCAGGCGAGGCAATACGTACGACGTTGCAAGGAATGGGCATATCTGCAACTGATGCAAATGGCAAGATCAGATCGCTTGATGATTTGATGCTTGATATTGCAGATCGCTTTAGCAAGATGCCAGATGGCGCCGAAAAGTCTGCGCTGGCGATGCGGCTCTTCGGAAAGGCTGGCACTGAGCTGATCCCAATGCTCAATCAAGGCCGTGCAGCCCTTGAGAAGTATCAAGCGACTATTAGCGGCGACATGGCCAAGAGCGCTGATCAGTTCAATGATGCGCTAAACAACATTGCCAGAAGCCTTAGCGGTCCTTTCAATCAAGCAGTGACCGCACTGCTGCCGTCGATCACGCAGCTTGCCAATGGGTTGGCCGGTGCGCTGCAGGCATTCTCCAAATTGCCGCAG